CCCATGCACGATTTTCCCAAAAGGTTACCCATTTAGGCGTGGTGAACCGCGAGTCATCGTCGAGCGTTGCTGCGTTGGCTGATCCACCCGTCCATTTGATGCCGTCTGTGTCCTGACCGTTTACCGCGATCAATGTGCTTCCGGCCAATACCCAATCCCACGTATAGTCATTACCAGCCGTAATCGTCACACTGCCTGTTCGATCTGTAGCCGTACCGTCCGTTACGTCATAAAATTTGTTTCCGGCAAAAGCAAAAGTCTTTTCTGTTCCGGCCAGGACCACCTGACCACATGCCGTAACTGTAGCACCGCTGTTCATGGCACTGGAGTTGTATTTTGCAAATCCGTTGCGCTTGGATACCTCACCGGCTAACCCTACCGTGCAGTTCTCCATGTCATACAGCCCGTCCGGTGGCATATCTTCAGCCGGAAGGCTGTAGTTTACCCCACTTCGCCAGGGGCCAAGACGTAACGATTCAGCGGCAATAGGCATTATCCTATACTTCCTTCAGTAGGCTGAAAAGTAAACTTACCGGAGATATGGTCATCCGCTCTACGCATCCGGTATGTTCTGTTACCCTGCACGTTCATATTTTGTCTACCTGCAACAGCAATGACGCGCTCCATCTCTTGCTTATCCGACAATGCGCCTTGATCGTCACCCTTCTCTTGTTTATACAAAGCAGAGATGCCGTGTATCAAAGCCGGTTGACAAACCGCCGCTACATAGGGCGTGATCGAATCGTTGTCGTTGGAAGAAGTGAACGTGGGTATAGACGAGTAATATCTGTAAGCAATGGTATCTGTACTATCTGGCTCTGGATACAACGTGACTTCGATGTTGCCGCTTCCATCCACGCCATCAATAGCTGCCCATCGCGGATCGCCGTTTATACTGGCATCCGGGTCAGCCGCATCAATGTCCTGAGTAGACATGATAATAATGACGTGATCTTCAGTCGTGTTGCGAAACGACAACGGAGCCACCACGTCACTGGCAAGCGAATACGTACGAGTGCCGTTGCTTGTATTGAACGTCGAGCTTTTAAATAACCAGTTCCATTTTTCACGCGAGGCTATATCCTGAGTAACCAGGTTTAAATAGTCACGCGCCGAATCCTTGAATGTCGAACTGCCTGTATTCAGACCAACACGCCGTAGCGCGATCTGAAGAATCTGCAAGTTTGTCATGCAACTAACCCTATATCAAGTTAGCCCACGAACCGCCTTCGTACCCTTGAAACTTGTTGTCGGTAGAGTTGTATATAATCATACCGTTCGCTGCGGTCAGTGCGTTGCGTTCGGTTGTTGTCAAACTTGCAACCGTCAACGTGTCTGCCAGCTTTACGGTATCTGCCTCTACCGCTCCAATCAACGCCGAATCGCCAAAGAAACTGGCCGCGTTGACTTGTGAAAAAGTTTCCGACATCTACTGATGTGCCGTAGCCGCAATTTGATCGAGATCGTATTCCGACAAGTTATCGCCGTTGTTATCCAGCCAGCGATCTTGCCAGATACGTACGGCTTCCTCGCCACGATCTTTAATACGCGACGGTGGATCAGGTACGAATCCTGGAGCATGAGTTACTTCACCAACAGCGCGAACATGATTCCGCACTTGGCTGTTAGTGACCGGTGATTTGCGCTGACGAGTGTGCGTTTTGTCCAAGTCAAGCGCCTTACGAATAGCATTTTTCGTATCATCAGAGCCTCTGACAATGATGTCAACGATCTGATCGGGCGTGACACTGGCTGTCGGTGCTTCGACAGGTGTAGCATCTTGCACTACTTCGGCCAACTCTTCCGGCAGGGTATGCTCAGTTTTCTTTGCTGTAGGCATACGTTTTGCCATTGTATTCTCTTTCGTTAAAAACGTGCGACGATAGGCTTGGAGGTATCACGGTGCCACCACCGCTAAATGGACACGGCACCAAGAGGTGGAAACCCACCGCCGCACGAAATGTGAATTGCTTACGGCATGTTCTGCAACACTACACCAGCATACCCTGTAGTATCCGGTGCATACGCAGCATAACCAACCAAAGGTTCTGTTTCTGCATCTTTAGCTTGAATTGCACCAGTTACACCGTCACTTAAAGTAAGGTTGCCACCAGCAGTAATGGTTCCATCTGCTAAGACAGTAGCAATACCGCGAGTCTGAACCCAACCATAATAATTTACGGTGAACGATATTGGAGTAACGCCGCAAACCACATAATCTGTAGCACTTGCACCAATAAGGTTATTCCATAAACTACCCGTAACGGCCACATCCGTATCAGTAGTTACAGCCACTTCCAATCCATCATACAACGTAAACGTAATGGCGTTGGAGCTTGCAGCCGTGTTCGACTTAATGCGATACTGATAACCTTCACCGGCATCATCCGTGATGTGAAGATAACCACCGGCATACTGGTTTAAGGTTGCTGATCCAACAGTACCCGAATCGGTATACGTTACTTCGGTAGCACCAATCGCTGCTGCGGTGAGCTTACCATCACTTTCAACAATAGCTGTAGCAGAAAGGTCTTGAGATGCAAGTAGCCCTTGTGCAGTGGCCGTGCTGAAATACGAATAACGAAAAGTTCTTCCGTCAGATAACTCTAACTTTTCACCAATTCTATGTTTGGGCGTAGACGACTCTTCGTAGATGCCTTGACCACCAGCTCCTCCAATTCGCGTCAACCCGTAATTGGCGTTTTCAATTGTACTCATTTACTATTCTCCTTTGTCCTTTTCTTCGGACTCAAAAGACGCATTGGCTTGCGTCTTGGATTGTTATTAATCATTCAGGTTGTAGATAACACCCTGACGACGACGATTGTTCGTAACTACTTGCAGCCCTACGGTTATGAAGGCCACCTTTGCCAACTGATTTGAATTTTCGCGGAATGGAGTCTTGCTAAAATTCATACCCGATTGCATGTGCATCTTCAAGTAATTCGTGTTGAAGAAATACATACGACCCGTTCCGCAATCGCGGTCATACTGCACCGGAATGCCTCTGAACGATGGCAAACGACCGTCTACGCCCGGTGAATCTTTACCAGACAAACGCTGATAACCCGTGCCTTCAAATATCTCTTCAAAATCAGCATAAATGCTGTTTGTCGTGAAGATGTTTGTTGGCTGTTCGTTACCTTCGGATACGTCATTCCACGTTGTTGACATACGAATCATACCTTCGTAAAAGTTCGTATTGACAATCGTTGTGAACGAAGTATCAGCCGTAGCGTTGTTGGCCTTGTTCTGCCACCAGCTATTACCAGACACCGTGATACCACCCAACGTAGTTGGAGTAGTTCCTGGTGCATCGGCAATAACATCTTGAAATCCTAACGGAGCTTTACCGGTTTGAGCAGAGTAAAGCGAAGTATTGATCTGGTCGCGTAACGTCAGCATCGACTGCTTCGTTTTCGCTTCCAAAAGCGACATCGCTGAATCGCGTTTACGGTTCTCTTGCTCTTCGGTAAAGTTGATGGTAATCGGCACTGCGGCGTATCTAAACGGATAGAACGCGGCTGTTACACCATCGACCGCATCTGTGTTCAGTACGTCATAGCCCGAGAAATATTGCGCTGAATTACCGGCATACATGATGTCGGCCTGGATCTCTTTACCACCGTTGTCGGTGACCAGAGCTTTTCCTTTACGGAACATATCCAGTGTTGGGTATGCGTCAAAGAAGTTATCGGTCAACTCTTTGCGCTTGGCTCGCATGGTTAGCGTCCAAGCTGCATCCCACGTTTCTGTTGTTGATGTTGCTGCCATGATTTATTCGTCCTTATTCAAAGCCCAGTTTGGAAAGACCTGATAAAACATCAGAGTCGCTAAGTGGGCCGCTTCCTTCCGTAGCATCAACACCCTGCGTTCCACGCACTGCTCTCTTTGAGGACTTACGTGCAGTCGTATCGCTATTCCGCAGATCAGCCGCCTTTTGAGCGGTGATACCTGCGTGTAGTTCATACGCCTCTTGCACCGTGTACGGGTTACCCGTAGTTGGGTTAGAGATCTTGGTCGTGGCGACAATCTGATCGGTATAATTGTCCAGATCACCACCGTATGCTTCTCGCGCCGCCCCCACTTGCGTGGCGATGTGCGCGGTCTGCTGACCCTGCACGTAATTGTTGGCCGTAGCCAACTGTTGCTGTAACTGCTGCACCTGGCTATTCAGATTGTTTACTACGTTGCCCACTCGATGTTGAATGATCTGCTCGACGGCATCTACACCGCGAGCTTCGTCTTCAGACAAGTTGGCTCTCATTGCATCAACCGGATCTTGTTGCTGCTGTTGGGGTGTAACAAGGGTTTGCACCCTGTTGGCCCATTCGCCCTGTTGTGCCTCGATCTGTCGGCGCTGCTCTGCTAAGTCCTGTTGCGTACGCGTGAATTGCGCTTGCATGTTTTTTGCCAGCGGAACTAACGGCTGGTACTGCTCCGGCACATTGTCTGCGTTTCCACGCAACCAATCATGCCGTTCCGGGTCAAAATCTGACTGTGCATCAGAGTGTCCGGCTGTTTCCGACTGTGCCGATTCTGGAGTGTCATCCGTAAACAGTTCAAGAGAAGATTCTGTTGACTGATCCTGAGATGATTCCGCATCGGGTGACGTGTCTTCCGCACCGGAGTCCAAAGCTAGTACTGATTCGGACATCTATTGTTCTCCTTCGTTGTATCTCTGTTCCGCAAGGGCCACTGCTTCTTCCGGTGTGTTGCCAAAAGAAGGCGTTGGGGTGTCTGACGGTTTTGAGTCCGTTACATCGGAGGTTATGTGACAAGTCGAACCGCCCATTTTGTCGGCACTCTCTGTCACGTTGTATTTTTTTAACAACTGTTGTTTGTGGCTGTAGCTCTCTACCACTTCGCCAAAGCCCGCGTGAAACTTGCCATACATTCCACTGTGTGAGTTGTGGATAAAGTTGCTCTTTAAAAACAGCATGGCTGCACGTTTGTCGCACTCATTGCACTTGATCGTTCGCCGGACCTTGCTTGAGTCGTTGGCTACGTCAATCTGACGATGGCCGTCTTCGCATTCATAGTCGTGGAATACCAGCATTAGTTAATCCAGTTTACTTCGGTTATTAAAAAATTGTTGATCTGGAAATTGACTTGTTTTTTCTTTTACCAATTCATAAGGGGCTTTTTTAATTCTTTCTAACGCTTGTTTTTTAACTACATCATACATTTGTTTTCCTGTCAATTGGTCATCAGGAAAGTAATCCTCTAATCTAATATCGCGTTCTTTCATTGCGCGTTCGGTCAGTAAACGAGCTATTAATTCTCTGTTTTTTTCTTGCACTTCTGGCCTATCAGGCAATGCCTCTTTTGGAAGAATATTTTTCTCTTTCAATTTTGCAGTATCTGCGCGAGTATAGGTTATACCTGATTTTGGATCAGTATAATAACCTTCTATTCCTAAACCTTCGAGAGGACTTGTATTTAAATCTCGCGCAACACCTTCCCGTAAATTTGATCCAGCCGAAGCATAACCAGTACCTGTAAGTGCTTGAGGTGGGCCTTGTCCAAAAGCCTGTCGCTCAATGCCTTCATACTCAGGATTTGGCACTAACTCTCTAAATTGTCCTCCGTACTTTAACGCACTTTCATCTGTGTTTTCAGTAAGCCAATCAGGAATAGGATTATCTCCGTAATGTATACGTGTGCCTTTAGGCTCTTTTTCTTTTGGCAAAGCCGCTTTGAGCTTTCTGCCAGCATCTTTTAGTGCGCCTAACATTAGTTTTGACCCGGTGCGTTTTGTACAGCCTGAGAAACTTCCTGTGCCTGACTACGTACGAGTGACATAATATTTCCTTCCGCTACTCCGGCATTTGTTCCACCTCCACCGGCGGCTTGCGGTGCCTGGCCTTGCGCCATCTGGTTCAACATTTGCTGATGTTGCTGGATATGGTTCTGCACTACGCCCATCACCTGTTGCTGTTGTTGTGGAAGTAGTTGCTGGAACTGTGGCAACTGTTGTATCTGTTGGTGGATCTGTATGTGCATTGCGTGATTCTCGTTTGGCGTGACACCCGGATCGCCTCCGTTAATCAGGTAGGCTACGTTTTCCAGTTGTGCCGCCTTTAACGTGTCGCCGTCTTCTGCATCACCTAAATACTTGTCAGGATCTTGCACTCTGAACGAGGCCAGTAATGACTTGATCGCTTCAATGCGGTTAATCTCCGGCAAGTTGATCGTCATGTTGAACAGTTGCAGTGCATCCTGACGTTCCAACTGTTCGGTCAACGGCTGCATACTACCGGCTTCGATGTCGATCTTGTAACGAATGCGTAACAGATCAGCCGTCACCGCCTCGTATACCGGATCTTCGGTATCTCTGGCTACGTTGACTAAGAAGTCATCGGGCAAATATCTTTCATCGGCCATCATACGCAGCGAGTTACGAACAACAGCACGGTAACAATCCGCTACACGCAACTGCATCCACTCGCGGTTGACTTGAGCAAAACTTGCAGACAAGCTGGCTTGCGTGGCTGTAACCTTCGGGCCACCGCCCATCGCCATCTGCGATACGTTTAAACTTTGCTCTTCATAACTTTGGGCATCCGCTTCCAGACCCAACTGATCCGGTGGAGGATTTCCAAAGTTCATCTCGCGCATCGAAGTACTCGGGTCTTCCACCCAGATGATCTCACCGTCACGACCACCCTCTAACGTGTCGCCAATGTCCTGGTTGGCTTCGCGTTCACGGCGCGAGGCTAAGACCACGCGCTGAAAACGCTTTAACAGATCGGCTCTACGCGACACCGACTCTACGATAAGTGACTGTGTATCCTCGACATACGCCATCGGCGGTTCGCCGTAAAACGAGCGTTCGGTCTGGTCAAACCTCAGTGCGTGGTATGGAAAGCCACCGTCCATCAGGTAGCCACCAGCCGGTTCAAACTCACCGGTCATACGTTCTTCACCCGTAAACGGATCGGTTTCGGTGATCGGGTTCATCGCAAGAAACGGATGATCGACTTCCTCAATCGGATCGGTCACTCCTTCGGCAAATGTGATGCGCTTTTTATGCAAACGGTCATGGACTTCATACAGGCAGACCATCTGACCCTGCTTGGCGTGTTGCACTGCGTCATACTCGTCTGAGTGTTCAGCATCTTGCATGTCATAAATAAAAGCGTCGGCCTGATCTTCATCGGACATCGCCTCAATCTGACGGCGGTTTACAAACCGGTCATCTTCTTTCACAAACTCTAACGGCACCATCATCTTCTCGATGATGTATCGTGCGCCGGAAAGTTTATGTGGAGGGCATAACGGATCGACGTAGACGTTAAAGGGGCTCACCCGATGCACGTATGGAAAGTCGTTTTCCTGAGCATCGTTAATCGTGTATGGTGCAACAATGTCGTCGTCGCCCGGTGGGTTGTAGCCAAACTTCAGCCAGCCAACCGAACAGAACAACGCATCAAAGATAACCTGTTGCACTTCGCGTTTAGCGTCCATCTGCTCTAAGGCAGCATTGGCTACACGCTCCAGTATCTCCGCAGCAAACTCACGACCCGGTTCCTCGACCTTGAAGAACACATGCGGATAGTTAAAAGAGACACTGGCAATGATCTGACGAGCCAACGGATACATGCGGCTGATCTTGACGATCTTATCCTCGTCCAAACCAGGCACATCGAAGTCGAGTTCGTACGTTTTCAAAAGCCTACGCCACGTCTTGTGGCGCGTCTTCATGTACTTACGACCGTCCTCTATGGCTCCACGCCAGTATTCAATCTGTTTTTGCTTCAAACTATTTGCCTTTGCCGCCCTTTTTCAAGTTGTCCGACCCAGCCGGTTTCGCTTTAACGCGAGTGCCTTTTTTACTGCGGTTCGGCTTAGTCGTTGTTGGCGTTCCGTTAAAACCCTTCATAATATTTTCTCCTGTTATGCCAGTGCGTAACGCCCTTTGCGCGTACCCCAGCCTTGTTCCATCATGTCAATGACTTCTTGTCCGGTGCCTTCATACGGCTTTTCATCTTCCGGCTTATGCGGTCTGTATACGTGCATCATCGCATAGCGCAATTCATCCGCTGCATGGTCTTCTGCGTGGGTGTCCAGATCCTCCGGATTCTTGTTGCTGCGTGGCAACGCCGGCATGGTTCGCATCAGTGCATCGTTCCAGCCGTTAAAGCAGAAAAACCG